TCGGAATCAGACTTTGACATAACTTCTTGTGGAAAGTTTTTGTACAAAGCAACATAATTACGTTTTCCCCCGGTGATTTCTCTCAGGTACGAAATTACTTCGTTATTAAATTTTTCGATTACCGATAAGTCAGATTTCGACAGTTCGGTGAAGGCATCTTGGTCTAACATATATCCCCATTGCATTAAGTGGGATTGTACAGTTGATACTGCGATTCTGTTATCCATTCCGTCGTTTGTAGGACAAACGAAACCTTTTTGAAGTGCTACGATGTTTTTGTTCATGATGTAGTAATATAAATGTCGTTATTAAATTGTAATAGTAAATTGTTGTAAAATAAAATATACAAAAGATATTTTTAATAAACAAGCGTTTTGAAAAAAAAATTATGAAAAAATGTAAATTAATGTGAATATCACAATAATTGAGGGAATTAACTTAAATAATAAGAACTTCCTCGGAGAACATGGCCATCCAATGTCCCATATATTTTCTTCTTTAAAGTTAAAGAAATTGTTTTTTTTCATGATACAAAGATATAGAAAAGATTTTAAACTGTCAAATTATTTCGAAACTTTTTTGAGTTTTTTTGATTTTTTATTACTTTCAATACTTTTAATTAACCACTTTGGATTTGATGGAAAGTATGATATCCAACTAGGACTAAGCCTAGAATCACTCAACCTTTTACCAAACTCTTCGATTACCAATGGATGTTCATTCGGGAGTTTTAATTCCTTTGTGACTGATTTCAACATACGTTCAGCACGTCTAAAAAATCGATTTTTATTACCCTGTTCTTTTTGTGCATCGGATAACATCTTACGATATTTCTTTTCCTTACGTAATTCAACCTCAGTAAGACCCGTTTCGGACATTAACTTACGTAACATCTTCGATTCGTTCTTATTCATTATATGAACCCCTGCGGGGGCGTTAATGTTCTTTGAACGATGTTCGGGATAATACTCATCCCAATATTCATCATCTTCGTCTTCGTAACTCATAACAGTATAATTTTAAATCTTATACAAAGATATGTATTCTTTTTGTAACTACCAAAAAAAAGGGTAGAAAAATTTTCCACCCTTTTAATCTATATATGAATTTACATTCTATTTTTTATCCGATGTCGGAGGAACAACTTTAGTTGCCTTGTTAGCGTTAATGGACTCCATCAACTGCATTCCAAGTAATCCTGCGATTGGGTTACCATTTTCACCACCCCCGGTGATAAGGACATCAGGAATGATCTTGATATTTCCCTTACCGATTTCTTCGGTGATTTTGAATTTGGCAAAATTATCAGCACCCATTGCGAGAACCTGTTTGTTGTAGGCTTCAGCGGTAGCGTTACCAATACTTTCGATCTTTATAGCTTCAGCCTTACCGGTTTGTTCTGTCTGATAAGCGTTAGCGTCAGCGTTCAATCTGGTGGCCTTGGCGTTAGCGTCAGCATTGATTTCGACTGATTGTGCTTTACCACGGGTTTCTTTAACAGTAGCTTCGGCACGTTTTTCAGCGATCATAACTGATTGTTGTGCGGCCACGATCTCACCCTGCATATCGGCCAATGCGGTTTCACTTGCCAATTTTTGTTTAACCTTCTGAGCGTTCATCTGAGTTTCGAAGGTCTTTTCCTGTTCCTGAGCAATTTTACGGTCGGTCAAGGTTTTCATTAACTCGGCAGGCGGTGTAATATCACCGATCAATGTGTCAACAGCATTAACGTTGTACTCAGTTAATACTTCAGAGATTTTCGTTTTAGCGGCATCCTGACGTTCTTGACGGGTTTCAAGGAACGCAATAACGTCTGAGTCCTGTGCAGAATTACGGAAGTAGTTACCAATTGTAGGTTCTAACACCTGTGATACAAGGTTTTCAACACTACCGAAACGTGCAATAACTTTAGGAGCTTCTGTGGCAGGGATATGTATAATTTGAGACACATCCAGATTGAAAGTAAAACCGTCTTTTGACCGAACGGTAATAGTACTCAAATTTTTATCCAAATTATGTGATTCAGTTCTTGCGTTAGCCCAATTCAAAACAAGGTTTGTAGTGGGAACAATTTGAATTTTTGTTGTATAAGGATTAATAGGGTACTTACCCGGGTCAAGTGGAATATTCCAAACACCCTTTTGTCCTTTGGTAACGATATTACCATGTTTGAATTTATCCCCACTAAGGTCAACACCATCATCACCCACATATGAGATAACAATACCAACATTTCCAATACCAATTTCAATCATTGGAACTTTATCAAGTGATACAGCCCAAGGGTTAAGTGTATATGAACCGGCAAGAATGAATTGAGTTTGTAAACCTCTTGAACCATTACCATCTAAGAAGGTATCAAAGTCTTGGAAATTATTGTGTCCTTCAACGGGTCTACCGGCAATTTGATTTGGCGGTAATGGATCACCATCCTGTGCGGTAACGATACCCACTTTACCTTCTTCAATTACGGTAATGTCAGCGATAGATACATTAAATAATAAGGTATTGATACGATATGTACCGTTGTTCAGATACTTCGTTTGTTTACCCTTTTGTCCACCATTATCAAGGAACTTTCTTCCATTCTGGAATTGTTCACAATCGACAGCCCGAGCTAAAATTCGACCGGTAGGTAATGGAGATCCATCTTTTGCAAGAATTAATCCAATTTTTCCTTGTGGAATTACAATAAAATCTTGTTTAACAATATCATATTGCCACGGCCAATATCCCCATTTCAACCCCGGGGCAAGAGGATCAATTTGATAACCAGATTCACCATTCAATGCGATAATTCTACCGGGAGGTAATGTTCGATTTCCGCCAAATAAAACAAACTTTTTGGTTACTAACCCGATTTTATCTTCGGGGATAATCACCATTCCAAACAGAACACGTAATGTCCATTTATATAAAACGATGAAAAGAAGAACGAAAACCCCAATAATATAGGGTAGATACTGTGTTAATGTTTTTACTGTTTCCATGTAAAAATTAAAGTTAAAGTTAATAATAAAATTGAAGCTCTTACTGGACTCGAACCAGTTACCCGGAGGTTAGAATTCCGTGAGTTAAACCACATACTACCAAAGAGCCAAATTAAAAAAGTCACCGAATGGTCGTCTAACACCTCACTTACCTCAATCACGTGAACACGAAGTTCAAGGGAAGTAACAGCAATGTCGGTTTATCGGTGACTTTCTGTATTATTCCACATGGTTGAATAAACGACCACTTTCCTTTTTTTCTTTTCTTTTTGTGGTGATACCGTTTTCGTCACGGAGTTTTTGAATTCTCTTTTTTTGACGATTTTTGTACAAACAATTACTGTACTCGGTTGAGATGTCCTCATGGAGTTTTGAAATCTGGTCAAACAACGCGATTTTTTCTTTGTCGGTTAACTCTTTCTTTAACTTCCATCTCTGACTTCTTTTTACACCGATTCCCGGTTCTAAGATTTTATGAACTGCGTTCGAGAACTTTGTTTTGATACTTAATGCTGAACTAATATTTGAATTTTTCATTTTGTTTTTTTTTTATGTTTTTTTATACTTTATTGTTATTTTTTTGTGATGTTGTTTTAATATCTTAAAACTTACGTCGGACTTCGGATCTATCTCATTTTTTTACGTTTTAGTTATTATTACTTAATGATACTTGTAATCGACGTGTTAAATTTTTTGTACCTTCAGTTTCAATGAAACAAAGAGACGTTAACTCATCCCCAAGATCGGGTTCGGTAAAGATCGAGTATGGAACTTCCAACTCGTTTAACTTTTGTGATAAATAAAATAATTTTTCTTCTGATCCGATGGATAATGATATTAAGTAGTTGTTGTTCCATCGTTTTGCAAGTTCATGGTGATCCAAAATAAATTGTGCAATTGAATGACCTGTTTGACTCAGTTGTAAACCATTTTTTAAATCATTTCTTGTTATTGTTATTAATCTCTATGTGTTCATTTTAATTCGTTTTTTAGTTTTTCTAATTTATTTTCGTCATATTTAATTCGTACTAATTTGATGTTATTTTCAATACAATATTTTGTTTTTATACTATCTCTAATTCGTATTAAATTGAACTCTTTTTCACCACCCCATATTTCCATTGGTTTAAAATGTTGCTCTCCGTCATATTCAATACATATATTAATCATAGGTAAGTAAAAATCAAACGGTAATGGGTAAATATTCTTACAATCTAAAAATTTTTTTTGTCTTGAAAATGTAATATTTTCTTCTTTTAAAAAATTTGAAATGAATGTCTCACCTTTAGAATTTTTACACATAGGGCAACCAGATCCATTATAATGATGTTTTGGCTGTTGTTCAAAAATACCGTGAACTGGACATATAATTTTAACTTTAGTATTAGTGTTAATATAATTAACTAATGAATAATTGTATTTTGAATCGTGTATTTGATTTGATTTTTCTAAAAAATCAATATTTGTTTTAAAATCGTTTGAACATTTTTGGCATCCGTTACCATTATAATGGTGATATGGAGTTTGTTCGAAAATGCCATGAACTGGGCATATAATTTTAACTTTAGTATAATTATTAATGTACTTAATTAAAGAATAATCATATTTTCCATCATGTTTTTTTATTGATCTTTCAACGAAAATATTATTTGTTAAATTTTTTCCCGATTTTTTATAAGATGAACATTTTTGACAACCACATCTCCTTAAATGATTCTTTGGAGTCTGTTCAAAAACACCATGAACAGGACATATAATTTTAACTTTAGTTCGATTATTTTTATAAATAACTAAAGAATAATCATATACATTTTTATGAATTAATTGTGATTTGTTAATAAAGTTATTTTCCATATTAATAAATATATGAAAAAATTGAAATGGACAGTATTGTGTAACTTGATACCCCGGTTTTAAGTCGTTTCGGGTAACTACGACTAATCTAGTAATCTAAGAATTTTTCATGTTGATAAGTATTCGTATATAAATATGATGTAAAGATAAACAAATTATTTGACTTTCCAAACTATTTTTTAATTATTTATGAAAATCTTCTTCTTTTCCTAATTTTATTGGAACAAACAGAGCAAAATCATTATCATCCTCAAAGTGATTACAGGTATCAATAAAATCATAGTTGAATTTATGTCTCCAATATTCAAAGACGTTTTTCTCTTTATTCCATTTAGCCAATGTACAAATTCTGTGCCGTCCAATATATACCTGACCATCAATCAATTTGTCTTTAGGAATTGCTCCCGCCTTGATTAATTTTGGAACGTAAATCTCGTCAAATATCTTCTTACCGACAACCGGGAGATTAGGAACATCTTTAGGTTCTTTTAATGGTTTAAGATTTTTCCAAAATTCGTCCATTCGACGTTGTTGTTCTATCTTCCATTCTTCACCCATTTTTCGTGCGTGGGCTATTTTTTCTTCTCGGGTTAATTCAGTCTGATC